TAATTGATGAATCTTTGTAGATTTAATCTGATAGTAGTGATGATATTTATGTGTTGGTCTATAGATAGCATATCTAGTCCCATTATATTTAATCTGTACGGTCGTGTCAAATATAATCATATTATTGCTCCTTTTTGATATATCTAACAATCGCATGGCTGTTATATTGATATGGAACAGCAAACCATAAAGATATTTTAAATGTTTTATGATGGTGTAACATTCTTTTATCAACTATATTTTTATATCCACTCGTCGTTGCTATATTTAGATATATTTGTCTATTTCTTAACATTATTGTTTCTCCATATAATAAATTGATTGACCATCGTACCTAAAACAAAACGCTTCCTCTAAAGAAAAATTAACATGCATACTACTGTATTCATGCAATTGTATTGTTTTATGTAAACTATCTGGTGTATATGGTATAATTACATTAGTTTTATGCCATGAACGTATCATATAAACACTCCTTCATAATAATTCAATCTTATTTGTAGGGGAACCGAAGTTCCCCATTAGAATTATTCAGCGGAATTAACAGCTTCAGTAGATGCTACATTTGTAGTACCAGATGTTTCTGGTGTCGCTTCAGTAGCTGGAGCTTCATCTACTTGTGGTTGAACCATTACAACAGGAGCTGGGTTAGTCATTTTGTAATGTTCGTAGAATTCAGTACCCATTTCACGGTCAATTCGTTTTAATTCTTGAATTAACAAATAAGATGTTTCAGCACCACGTTCTACATACTTTTTAGTACGAGCTTGGATAGCCATAGACACAATTTGTTGTAATTCACGTACTTTTACAGTACCAGTTTTAGATACAAACAAGTATTTTTTACCAGTAGCTTCATCAAATGTAACTTTAGGCAAGGAAATTGCTTTAAATGTATCTTTATTGGATTGTGTATCCATAAATAAAGTTACTGCACGTGCAAGACCAAGAGGATTAGCAGGGAATACTTTTGTAGTTGTCAAAGATTTATCAATAAAACGAAGTTGTTCTTTGTCAGATAAAGCAGAAATGTAGTTAGTGATAATCAAGTTCATTTTTGCAACAGTTGTCATGTTTTTACCTCTTTCATTGTATGATTGATAACGATTTGTTTAATGTTTTGAGTTCGCAACCGATACTCATCTATGCTATCTTTAGCATATAAATAAATGATTTCGCAAGGTTGAGTTTGACCTATGCGGTGGATTCTGTCCTGTGCTTGAGCCATAATAGATGGGGACCAAGGATATTCTATAAATATCGCTTTGTGAGCCTTTGTCAACGTAATGCCGACCGAACTTGCTTGCAAGGAACAGATAATTAAATTGTAATTAGCACTAGGAGAAGAGTGATATTGAAATTTGTCAATATTTTGTTGTCTGTTTTTCTGTGATTGACCACCGATAATAACTTTTGCATCAGGGAACTCCTTTCGCAATTTTGCTATAATGTTACGATGGTGAACAAATACCACAATGGAATCACCTCTTTCTAATTCTTTACGAATATAATTTATACAGAATGGAAGTTTAATTCTCAACACTTCTGCATCAAACTTTTCTATTTCACCAAACGATGTAGGCTCGTCCTGTGCGACCGTACAACATGGGATGAAATATATTTGTTTTGGTGGTAGCTGATTTTGTACTTCACTTTTAAGTCTTCGTATCCATACTTTATGCATTGCTTGATTGAGCTGACCAAGATTAGAATGACCATCAAAAGTAGACCCCCACGGTGATTGATATTGTCCACAAAATGTTTGTAAAAATCTATCACTACCACCAAATTTATATGTAAGCCCTGCAATCTCTAATTGACAAAGCAACTCTTTAGGTCTGTTTAATACTGGTGTACCAGTTATCATGATACGATAACGGACTCCTCTGACAAGTTCAAGAGCCGCTTTGGTGCGATTGGATGTGGGAGTTTTTAACATATGACATTCATCAAATATCACTTGTTTGACTCCTATTTGTTTAAGTCTAGGTAGGTAATCTGTTAGTTTTTTATAACTAATAATAATTACTTTGCTACTTAAATCGTCAGTATCAACTGTAATATTTGCCCATATATATAACTCTCTTTTCCAACTTTCTTTAAGAGGTGCAGGACATACAACCACAGTAGGAAATTTATTCCTTTCTTTAATAACCGTACAGACTTGGGCGGTTTTACCTAGTCCCATATCATCACAGAGGAAGATGGATGATTGGCTAAGCATCTTATTAACCCCCTGTCTTTGATATGGATATAATTTCATTTAGGCTCCTACACGAACTGTACCAGTTTCATCATCATATACGCCTTGGATAGTACCATAAGATTCATATGTGATACCTTGTACAACGCCTTCTTTGTCATTAAAATTTGTTACAAAGAACACGACTTCTTTTGTTGTGGTATTTTCTACCATGTCCCATACAGCACCATTACAATCTTCGATGAATTGCATCATGATGTCAATCTTTTCTTGATTCATTGGTACTTTACCAGCCGAACAACGTATCATTGTATACGTAGTTTCGACCTTTTTTTCTTTTTTGGGGACTGTATAACCAGCACCAAAACCAACATAACGCAAACCGTATGTAGAGTAGCAATTAGGATATAGATATTTATTTACAGTAAAGTAAAACAATCCATTTTCCCAAAAAGAAGAGGAGATTGTTGCACCGTCACTTAGAATAGCTGCTCGTAATTCAGCTTCAGTTTTTTGTTTAAGATTGGCGGAATATGTATAGGAATTACTATAGCTACCATATCCGTAATTGCCACAAGAACCATAACTGTATACTGTTTTGCGTTCTTCGTAAGATGTATTAGAATATTGAACACCAGTATCTTTAGATGTATTCCATGTACCTAAGATAATTGCACCCTTTTTGCCAAGAATAGCATATTTATTAGTACCCATCGCCTTTTTAAGAAGATATTGAGTACTTTCATCATATAGTTTAGAACGCAATGGATACAGGATTTCAGCACCAAAATGCATCGTATCACTGTATGGAGCATTTAAGGCTTCGGCAGGTGTAAAATCAGCCATTACTCCATTATGAGAAAAACCAATATCAGAATACACATCTGTCTGACGCATTTCATCTAAATTGTCTGTCAATACAAATGGATGACAACATTCAGGAGAAACCTTACCAGAAGTTGCGATACGAAAATGGAATACACGGTCTTTATCATTTGGTAGGTCCTTTACGGCATTCCAGAATTCATCAAATTTCATAAAGCCTTTACGGATATGAACTTTCTTTTTCTGTGGGTCGTAAATCATAAAACCAGCACCATCAGGGTTATTAGCAAAACAAGTACGGAACTCTTTTTCACTAATATCAACACCTTTAGCCGCATAAGCAATTACACACATATTATTTCTCCTTTTTCTTTGCAATATTTTTCTTATCTAATAAATCAAGTAGTTCTTTGTATTTCCGTTTTTTAGCAAGGTTACGAATGTGAGACCAACCAATATACGGAATACTTTCCATGTTTGCTACGCTTGTTAATACATCAATAAATTGAATATAAGCATACAGTGTTGGAACATCAGTTGTACTACGGAACATACGGAACTCAATGGTATGTCTAGGACATAAATTTAATGCTCGATATTTAGCATTAGATTCTTGAGCGACATGGAAGATACTACGTAATTCTTTAACAGTATAACGGTATTTTTCACACCAGTTTCTATCATTTGAATCACGATTAGACATATATAAGATTGTATCATGATGATTTTCAATAAATCGTATCATACGTGCAATACATAATTCATTTTTAAAGAAATTACGATTAACATGCATGTGAATACCAGAACCTTCACTAGCTTGACCACCACAATCTTTAAGACGTTCCATAAAACCGCCCCAGTCAATCCCTAATAAATGTACTTTTGGTGTACATGGATGAGTAACAAATTCCATACCATCATTTAAAGAACCATCATGCTTAGCATATATTACTTCAGCTAACGAACTAATAATTCTATCAGCACGACTATCAGATTCACCACAATAATGATATTCTAATTCAATACCAATAAACTTTTTACCTTCACCTTGGAATTTAGGTTTTGGCTTGAAGTTATATGGATGGACACCACTTAATGGAGCGGCATCACGACTGGAATAATATTGACCGTTGGAGCATAGGTAAAACTGTGATGCCATTGCTTTTGAATGTTTTTCACCAGTATCTACAACTGTAATGAAATCATCTTCTGTTTCACCATAAGAACCATTATGACAAATTAATTTGTCTTTTAGGTCTGGATGGAAGTATACGACACCAAGGTCGCTCTTATAACCAGTAAGCATGTGTTGTTTAATACCATGTTTGTGAGTAATAGGACATGTTACAACTAATTCATCTACAATAATTGGATGGACACCAGTTTCTTTAACTATTGGTCGTTCATCTTCAATATAGAATGGCATATTTGTTACTGGACAAATTGCCAAATCTGGATTATTTTTAACTAAATCCATTTCATCATATCCGATATGAAGATTTTCGTAATCCTTACCAATTACAAGATGGGAAAATTGTGGTTCATAATATTTACCACTTAGACAAGACGGCAAGAAAAATTCAGGAGTATCTGCTACGTTGATATTTAGAATACCACAGCGTGTGTGAATTTCTAATTTATCTGTAAGTGGTTTACCAGTCATTGCACAAACTTCATTATTTGTACCAAGGACCGTATTATCCATATTTGCTAGTTGATAAATGTAACTATCAATTTTAGCACAAAAATAATACACAATATCACCACGTGTCATTACCGTGAGGATATTACCAAAAGAGTCTTTTAATACATCACCAATTTTATACGGCATTGCTTTGTGTGTAGCAGAAGAACATCCGTGGTTTAAAACGCTACGTTCACCAGCTCTACATTGAACTACCTGAGCATCGTCTGGCGTAATATCAACATCGTTAATGATGGTAGTCTCTTCTGGTTTCACAAATTGATGACGACCATCTCTTTTAATAATCAAACCATATTTATCATCATGGTCATACCCATCACCAACTACATAATATTTTTGGTCACGATATTTAACCGCTGTACCAAGGGTTAATCTATCCATTATAGAAAGTCTCCTTCCATTGTTCTGTCAACATTCACAAAATTTGTTGGTTTTCTGTGAAGTTCATGGTCCAAATAAAATGGGTTGGTAAATACGGCGATATTGCCATTTGGCATAATATCAGTACGACCAACTTGTACCAATTTACTACTTAATGTGCGTGTAGATTTAGCCAACCAAACAGGGAAAATACGTTTTACCATATATTTAGGCATTGAAGATGCCCCCTTTCTTTAATAAAAGACCAACACTATTATAAAACAAAGGAGAAGTAATCTCCTTGTTTTTACTAAAATAACGGCGTACATCCACAACTTCAACACCTTTAAGTGCTTTGGTCCATGCTGTATTTTCTGGTGTGAATAATGCAACTTGTGGGTCATATAAATCTTGTGCTAATGTTGTCATAGATACAATGCGTTCAACAAACCCCAATTTAAGTTCATTATCATTGTGATAACGAGCACTACATAATAAACCATTGATAAATACAAGACCAAGGCAATTAATACCATCATCAGCAATGATAACAAGTGGAGTGTCTTTACGAGCGTTACGTTTTGCAACTTGATATAACCCTTCCCCGAAATAACCAATACTACGCAAGTCCGTTCCAAAGCGTTTGAGACTGTTGCGAATACCAGCCACTTGTGCTTTTGGAATAGCAATCATAGATACATATTTTTGACCATTAATTTGACCAATACGTAATGTACCAAGGTCATACGTTGGAGAACCAACTTGATATGTCAATCCACCATATTTAATAGCTTCATCAGGCATATCCGTTTTTACCAACAACACTTCTGGACGATAAAATTTAGTAGCGTGAATACGATATTCACCCTTTTTGACTTTTTGGCAAATATCACTGATACGGTCAGTTTTTGAATATTTAGTACCACTAAATTCCGTGAAATTTACGGTATTTGTCTCGTCTAAATATGCAGAGAAACCAGTTTCCGTATTAACTGTTACAGCTAGATTTTTCATATTTCCTCCTTTGGTAATCTACCTAGCGATAAACAACCCATAATATTACTGCCTGTCCGTATAACTTGGGCAGGCACTCTTAAATCCTTACGATGCGGATACGAATTGATAAATAATTGCGACACAATATATGCCACATTTTCCCTTTCTGGTGGTAAGTCAATACATGTGTATCGACTTTCGGTTACTGGAATACCATCCTCATAATGACTAAAGGTAATTTCTTCTTCTAATCGCCACGCTTCACCAGTAGGTTCAATAACACGGACCACTTGACCATTCTCATTCAATATGGTAATATCATGAGGGGTTTTATTAATGAGTTCCACTAATTATTCTCCTTTCGTTTGTTTCCAAACCCATGTTTCCATAGCACCTGCTAATTCTACACTACGGATTTCATTAAAAGACATAAAACCAAAATCTTTATCAAAAAAGAAGTATTGGTCCTCCGTACTAAAGACACCCAATGCATGACTTGCCAAAGCAATATCAAGTGCGGTTTTCCCACCACACACGCCCCAATTATGGCGAGTATTTTTAAATGCCATGTCTTTAGGCTCTACACAAGAGTTATACAAGAAAACTTTGTCTTTAGGAGATAATTGTATTGCTAGTTGGGATACTTTATGTAACGCATTTTTGTTGAATTTTTGCATTTTCCATAATTCACGTGCAATTTTGATGCACATTACAGATACTTTGTACGCTGATGCAATGTTTATCACTTTTCGGTCAGTGATTTCTGCCACAAATGGTAAACCCAATCTGTCAGCTTCTATTTTTTTATTCATTAATATTTGATTAAAAATCCCAAAGATTGTTCTAGCCATTATTGTCCACCTTTCCAAGCAATATAGAGACAATAGATAATCCATGCCCCTATACCTATACATACTAAATTAATCATAAAGACAACCCATTATCTTCTAAGAATGTGCCGTCCGTTATACATAGGTATACTTTTTCATTTTCAATCACTTGGTCAAAAATATCCCAAGTACCAACAAAATGCATACCCACTGAACGGATTTTAACATCCATCCAATAACCATTTTTTCTAGCTATACGACCAAAATCCTTAGACATCAATTGGTCATTATTACCATCCCATGTTAAAAATACAGTATGGTCGTCTGTATAAGATGTGCGTTTTAATGGAATATCACACACCTTACCATTAATTAATCGTCTTGCAAATACAGGACGATTTTTCTTAGAATCGTAAATGAAGCTTAAATTTCCTACATCTTGTTTACTCATCTACCCCATCTCCTTTCGGAACTATCTATAATGAGGATAATTTTTTTATCTTGAATAATAATATCACGAATATGTTTTTCATGATAAAAAAGAGTATAGTGTTTGTATTGGTAATGGAACAGTCCAACCTTTACAATCGTATCCAAATTCAAAAATCTTGCAGCTTTGAATACAGCATTGCTGTTCATTATTTTTTCTCCGTCATCACACAATACTAATATATCAGGTGCTAGACGGAAATTATTCACTTCACGTGTTGTTTCAGTATACCTATCATGTATATACCATTTGTAGGTTTTGGGATTATTTTCTATAAAACGTAATATGTCATCGACTGTAATTAACATAATACCTCCTATAAAAATGCAGAAATTAAACCAAGTCCGACAATAATAATAAATACACCACACATAATTAAGAATATGAGCCACCAAATATCATTATTCATTATTGTCTCCTTCTAATTTAATATTCCAATCCACTTTCCAATGGTACTCCCAATGGTCACCATATTCACGGTCCTTGCCAACAGAAGATTTGTATTTTTGAGCTTCATGAATTAAGCCCACAGACAAAAGTGTGTAATATAAACACTCTTCAGGTGTCCATAATGGTGTATAATCACCATCATAGCATTCTGCAATATTATTACGGTAATCTACATAAAGATGACGGTCTTTTACGGTAATACAAGTAACATCACAATCTATATTGTCGTAAAAATCACGAACATAGATTTCATACGCAACAGCAAAAATACTGTTGCCTAATGGTAATATACCATAGCCTCTGTCTAAGTATGACAAAAAAGCCCGCACTGTCAGAATTTCTAATGCATTTTTCGGTTTAAACATCGTTCCTCCTAATCTAACCAAATAACTAAACCATGAGACAAACAGTATTGTCCCCATATCACTAAGAGTACGAACATACCAATAATAAATAATGTATCTTCAAGTACAGCTTTTTCTTTAGACTGTTTACGTCTTAATTCTTTAATAGTCATAATTCCTCCAATTAAAAAGACTGGGGTATTAATCCCAGTCCAATTCTCCTAATTCGTAATATTGCACAGCCAATAAGATTGTGTGAATGCTGACTTGACGGTCAGATGCCATACACTCAATATCATCCATACCAAAGTGTTCAGGAATAGAGCGACCTTCCATATGAGCTACCATACGACAACTGTCTTCCCATAAAAACAAAAACACTTCCATTGCCATATTATCACGTTCCATATTAAGCCTCCAAGCCTAAAAAATCACGCCAGTAATTATTTAACGCATCAAAATCTATGTTAAATAAATCCGCAATACGCACCACATCTTCACGTTCGTATACGATAACGAGAATTTCATCACCGTTTTCGTCAAACTCATGATTAGTAGACGCACTTTCATATAAAGCGTCTTTTACTGTTTGGGAAATTCCAGTCATAATAGACCTCACTTTCTCGCCTTATTTCTGGCGAACTACGCACCAAATACCGAAGTACCGAGGTACTGAACCAACGGTGGTGCTGTCCGTTGGGACAACCTGACTATCCCACATTTCCACGGCATCGGTTAAAAACCCAGCAACCATGCGGGCTGACGACATCCGAGGTATGAGCCACAACCACACAAAGCAAACGTATGTTCGATGATACATCAAATTAAATTGCATGCAATCGAATGAGTAAAAAATATATCGTG